GGATCGCATAATTCTTCCAATAGTTTTTTACCTTGCTTAATGGCGCGGTATCTTTCGTCTGGTAGTGTCATTTAGTTCTCCTTAGGAAGGGACCGAAGCCCCATTCTATTAAGACTTGTTTTGTCTAGCACGGATCATTGCTAGAATGTCCTGTGCTTTATCACTTGAAGGTTGTGCTGTCGGAACCTTGATAGATTCGGCTGCTGCCATTGCATCTTCTTCCCATGGTGCTGAAGTTTCTGCTACGGGTGCTGTTGCGGGTGCTCTAGTTTCAGTAGTAGCTGTTTGTTTATCCGCTGTCGCTCCTGCAGGTGCTTCTAATCCATAAGGACGATAGTAACTACCCCAACGCTCTAAGTCATATGGTTGACCGTCTACGCTTGCGTCAAACATTTCTTTAATTACACGCAGTTCCGCTTCGCCGGGACGCTTTGGCAAGAACTCTGCCAAGTTGTACAAGCCATGTGCTTCAATAGCGGCTTGCTCTGCCTCAGTCAATGCTGACTCTTTACGTGCCCAATTACTTGTTGAGTAATCGGCATAGCCACCTTTACTTGTTTTCTTAATATTCAAATCAAGACCACGCATAAAGTCTGTTGGCAATTCTTCCATCTCTGGATCCATCAAACTTGCTTTGATGATTGTGAAGATTTGTGGACTAATGACAAATCTACGAATTGGATTAGCTGGTGTCTTGTCCTCACCAATTGGGTTTTGACGAACAAAACCTTGGAACAAATAACTGCGTTTCTTCCAGTATTTGTTTGCTAATTCTTTCAAGCTTTCGTCTTTGTACCAAGGACGAACCTCAGTTAGTATTGGACATTGAGCCTTTGCATCGTACATTTCAACGCAAGGTACCTGTACTTCAATACGTTTAACATTAGGATCACCTTTAACTCCATTGAATGGAAGTTTAATGATTTGTCTCTCTACCCAGAAGTATGGATTATTGCTATCTGCATCTGGCAATAAACGTAATGTGGCTGTTGTGCCTTCGTCCATATTCCAGTGGGGGTAGATAGAGTTATCTGATGTTCTCTGTGTTGAACCAGAGTTTGATTTGTTTTCTTGTGCCGCAATGCGAGCACGAATTTCTGCTAATGATGCCATGATATTTTCCTTATAAAATTGAGATGGTCTCGTTTTTTAATATTCGCTACTTCCCTATGAAGTAACTAACATTAGAGATAGTATAGCAAAACTATCTCTCAATGTCAATAGTATTTATCCCGTTTGTGGGTAAACACATTTTTTTCTTTAGTTTTTTAACCCTTTTTGATGTAGTCTAAACCAATGATATCATCTAACATACGGGCATATGTTTCATGTAAACCTTGTCTCAATACATCATATTGTGGCACTTCTTTTTGTAAGGCAGGTTGAACATACTCTTCCATCCATATAGCGACTTCTTTAGGTGATAATGGAGTAGAGGGATCACCTAAATTATATAAATAAGGTAAATATTTTATTAACTCATCCTGAATCTGTTTATCTGAATGTCCATACTTGTTAATAAATCCATTATATTTTAGTTTAAATAATCTAAATATTCCAAATATATGTTTGTTCTTCCAATCGATGTAGTCTCTAGTTGTTACGAGTTTTCTAACACCTTGATCGTTGTGTATTTGTTGGGCTGGATTTTCTTCTGCTAATTTCAATTGTTGTTGTTGATTGGCTGCATCACCTTTAGGTAACCAATCAATATCAGGTTTTCTTGTAGTGCCGGCTACTAAAGAATTTATATTAAGTGCTTGTTTTTCAACACGCTGTTTCATGGCTTCAATTTCATTCCTATCTGTTTGTATTTGACTTTTAGCCTGTTCCATTTCTTTACCAAAATTTTCAATTTGGCTTTGATAACCTTTAACTATCTCAGCATATTTTTGAATTTCACCGGCGTGTGATTGTTGCATGGTTCCAACTTCGCCCTTTTTCTTTTCAATATACTTTGCAAATCTATTTTCTTTATTAACTAACTCACGTTGAGTTTTACTTAATTGATCTTCTAATCTCTTATATAAATCATCTCCGACAGTTTTTTGTTTGTTTAATGTACCCAATAAAGAATTTACTTTTTCCAAATCGACATTACCAAAAGAAGGATTTTTAATAATTTTGTTAATTTGTGTTTCTATACTGTTAAACTTTTCTGGATCTAACCCTGGTTTAGTTTTTATTATTTCTAAATCTTTTTGTAATTTTTCTAAATTTTCTGTGCTAACGTTTGATTGTTGTTGTGTTTTTTGTAATTCATCAGCACTAGATTTAGCTTGTTGCTGTGTCTTAACACCGCCGGTACTTAACATACCACTGAGTTTTTTCAATCTATCAACTTCACGATCGGTTTCCATTGATTGTTGTTCAAAGTTTTCTAGTTCTTGACCTATTGATTGTACTTCTCCTCTTAAGCGTTCATTTTCACGCTTTTGAGTATCTATCAATCTATTTTGATTTGAATCAATTTTATCTTTCTCTTTCATTTCATCGGCTATGTATAAAGTTAAGGCTTGTGTTCCACCATATTGTGGATACTTTTGTTTAGCTTTATACAATATATCTTTGTCTAAAGGCAGGTTAGCTTTATTTTGATTGTATGCCTCGCCCAATAATGAAATAATTTTCATGTCCGTTGTCCAAATCTTATTTTCTAATTCCAGCAATATTTAATATTCTAGCCAAATCATCTACACCTTCACCAACTAGATCACCTACTGTTGCTGGTTTATTTTCTTTAGGTCCTTTGTTGCGCCATTGACCTGCTTCGCCTGTATCATAGTCACCTGCAAACTCATCTTCCTTAAATATACCTAAATCTTTACCGCCTTTAGTAAAGTTACCAGCTGGATCACTAGGGTTATTTCTTGCTAGTTCTTTTGCTTTTACATCAAATTCAGGCTTTTTACCAGTTTGCGGTACACCTGCTGATTTTTGCAAATCCCTAATTAGGTCTTCTTCACTACCGCCACCTAATTTGTCAAATGCGGTACTTGCAACATCTTTTACTTTACTACCAGCTTTCTTAAAAGTATCTAACATACCTTCATCTAAATCATCTTCTGTATGCTTGTCTAATTGGTCAGCAAAATGGGCAAGTGCTATACTCTTGTCTGCCATATATGCATCAACGGCTGCGCCTTCATCAATCAGATTGTCAGCCCATTCGCTTAACTCATCTACTTCTTTCATCTCTGCTACTTTTTTGTGTAGCTTGTTTAGTATTGGCATTACACTTTCAATACGTGGGTCTAATGTTTCTTGTACAAACAATTCGTTCAAGTTATTTTCTTCTGTTTCATCTTCCATTAATGGTGGAGTGTATGATTCAAAATAACTATTGTAACCACGTGAGCCACGCATCTTACTCAATGATTCTTTTAAACGTTGATGATGGTTAATACCTTCATTAACCAATTGTTGTGCAGATTCATTGAACTGGTTGCTACGTGTAGCACGAACAAATGCACTCATCTTATTATATTCTTCACATAGACTTACAATATGATTCCAACGCTCATCATGTGGTAAACCACCTTCAGCTAAATGACGGGCATATACTTGTGCAACACCTGGCTTAGTTGTAGGGGCAAGAATTCTTTCACCTTGCGTGTTTTCTAAGAAAATACGATTTACATTGCGATAACGTTGTTCGCCTTCTTCAATTTGACGAGTATGTTCAATAACAATTTTAACTGTTGGAATATTGTCATTGTAACTAGCTTTCTTACCCATTGGATAGTAGCCTTCTGATATTCTTTCTTGCTTTTTCATATGTTCCCTTTTTGCCATATCATATTTTAAATGGTCTCTATTTTTAACTTCAAAACTTAACTGATGTTGCTGTGCAAAACGTTTTAAATGATTCAGTAACTTGTACCATGAATCGTCACCGCTACTTTCTTTTAATTTAGATTTTTTGAATTTTTTAACTTTTTTAATAAAATCAGACCAATCATCATCAGAGCCTTCACCCTTAGAACTATTAGCAACATCATCACCAAAATAAATTATCAATTTATGTAATCCATCGATAGATGCTGTTACTGTACCGTATTCTTCCCCGTCTTTAGTAAACTTAAACTGAAAGACTTCTGCTTCTTCAGGAACTGGAATTTCCTTACCTGAAGTATCTAATAGTGTAGGAGCATAACCTCTGCTACGTAATAGCTCAAATAATGAGCGGTTTATTGATTCTTGATTTTTAGCCATATTGTATTTATCTTTTTTGTCTTAGCTTATAACCGCAAAGAAGGGTAACGGGGCAATGTATTCATCGTGGTCACGTATTTGTGTCTCTAGTGTAAGATGATAGTCACTTAAATGCTGGAACATACGTGTTACTAACAAGCTGGCCATAATCAAATCGTCTGTATCCCCGATCTTAGCGGCATAACTGCCTGCATGTGCTACAAATGCTTTTAATTCGCTTATAAGACTACGACTATTTACAGTCATTTTCTTGCTCTCAACCAGTGTTTTGAACTTAGCACAGCTTGCTAATTTGCTCTTATTGGTTGTGTTAAAGCCTTTACGACCTTTTCCTGCTTCACTGATAAAGATACCCGGAATGTTACTTTCCCCATATTCGTTTAATGATATGATAGCGGCTTCCCCAATACCATTACATTCAATACTGTAATAGATGTTATTGGGTTCATTTGTGCATTCTGATATATATTTGTTTATCTGTGCTAATAGTTTAATCTGACTAGGGATATCCGTTTTATTGTGTTTCCACTCACCAATTTGTGTAGTAGTATTTGCTTCAAAAATTTGTATTGCAGCCGGGTCACCACCTGTACCAAGACTTGGATCTAATCCTACACAATATATATTACCCTTTTTAGGTTTATCATACCAACGAATTTGTCCAATACGAGTTACAGGTTCTATACCATCCATCATTAATAATGTGTTTGGATTGATTAATGTTTCATCAGCAATAATGAACTCACAACCAATTTCTCGGTTGAAACGATCCTCACCCAGTTGTGCTTTCATTTCGTCAGCCCACTTTTGGTCTCGTCCGGGTTGCTCATTCCAATAAGCACGATATGCCCTGAATCCATTTACACCCAATTCAGTTGTGTTGCCAAAGTCATCTTCTGTTTTATTAGCACCCTTCCAGATCAATGCGAATTGGTCTTCGTCACTGTTTGGTGTACTTGTGATAATAGCTTTACCACCAGTACTTAGTGTAGGAGTAATAGATGTCCAGAACTCTTGGGCTATGCTTGGTCTAACGAATGCAAATTCGTCCAGATATAGTAGAGATATAGACATACCACGACCTGTATTTTCAGTAGTTGTTGCACTTACAATACGACTACCGTTTTCAAAGTCTAAGCTACCTTTGTTATATGTTATAACACCTGCTTTGATATGATCGGGGCAGTTTTCATATGCATAACGAATACGTTGCATAATCTCCTGAGCACCTGTATACTTGTGCGCCGCAATAAGAATTGTACTATCTGGAACAAACATAGCATACCAAAGTAAGTATCCTGCCGCTGATGTAGATTTACCTGATTGTCGTGGCATTAGACTGATACTAAAGCGATATCTATGATAGGTGTCAATCAATCGTTCCTGATAGGGCCAGGGGTGATACAACATACTACCTCTTGTTGGGTGTTGTATGTAAAAGAAGTTATCCATAAAGTATAGATAACCCATAACTGGGTCACAGCATTTAATAAAATCCTGTAACTCTTTATCAGTTTTAAAAACTGTTTTAGTATAAGGATTTTTTACTAGTGAAGGTGTAGTACTCATAGTAAGTATTTATATGAGCTACCCAGGAATGTTATTAAAAAGCACTCCGAAGAGTGCTTATGATTACTTAATATCTAAAGGTCTTTGCTTAGTAGCTACAACACAATAGTATTTTTCTTTCATTTCTATCGTTTCGCCCTCAACATCTGGATTAGGAGCATTTAAATCAAATTCAAAGTTATCAAATCGATTGACGTTGAATCCAGTGCGGTCTAATAATGCGGCCAACTGTTGTTCACCTAAAATGCTATAGTGATTTAGATTATATTCATGCTTTCGGGGACAATCTGGGGCAGGAACTTCAATGTAAATTTTGCCGCCTTGTTTTAATATACGATTATATTCCATTAAACTAAAGATAGGATATGGACTGTGTTCTAATGCGTGACGTAAAAAGATAAAGTCTACACTTTCATCAAAGTATCCGTCTTTTTGTGGGAGAAAACTTAAATCATATGTTTTAATTGTATGACCCTTATCTTCGCATATCTTAATATCACCCGGACTTAATGTTACGCCAGTAACATCGGTATAACCACGTTCTTTCATGTCGTCTAAGAAATAACCCGGACCACATCCTAAATCAAGTATTTTACCATCTTTTGGAATGTTTAGTGGGTCGATGTATTCTGTGATTACTTTAGATGTTAAGTGTTTATGAAACTGACTATCGCCTTCTTCATATATGTGTGCTGTATATAGCCATTCGTTGTAGAATTTTAACTTGATTAAATCAAGTGTATTATTAATATCAATCATTGAGGTTCCTGTAATTTGATATAATTACTTATACAGAGAACCGGGTATTGAATTATTTTCTTTTATAGCCCTTAAAGGGTTTGACTGTGCTTTGAGTATTAGTACCTTCTAACTCTTTACTTTTTAAATCACCCTTATTTAAATCGTGAAAATCTGATCCAGCTGCCTTGTAAGCCATCAATAACATATTTTGTTCTTGTTGGGTATAAGGTACTGAAATGTTGTATCTTCCGGCCCAGCTTTCACCGTCAATATCCGGTACAAAAGTTCCATCAGTTGTTGCGGCCGCCATCATAATTCTATTCAACTCATAGGTACGGTCAGCACAATTTTCATCACGGAATTTGTGTAAGCCTTTTGTGGCCATTTGTTTTCTATTTCCTATTTTGCCAATCTTAGATTCGGATACAAATTCATTTGCTCTCATTTTCTTTTGTATCCTTTAAAGGCTTTAACTGGGCTACCTTTAGCTACGTCAGTTGCTTCTTCACTTTTCATAGAGCTAATTAATGTTTTGCCACCGTCAACGCCTGTTTCTCTCATGGCATAATCAATATCTTTAGTAATATCTTTATCCATATATGATGAAACAATCATGTTTTCACCCCAGGGTGTTTCTTTTTCAAAGTTATAAGGTGGAATACTATCCTGTACTCTTTCCATTTGTCCACGTGCGCCTGCCATTGCTACGCCAAATCTATATTGTTTGTAGAAATCATTATTAGGCAATCCTGGAATGATATATGTACCTGGCAAGGCTCTGGAAACATCAACCGATAATGCTGCCCTGTTTTCCTTAATGAATTCTTTTGCTCTCATTATGACTCAGTAGTTAATATTAAATCATCCTGAGTACCCATTACATAACCATCAGGATAATTGTTCAATCCAATATCAACACCAGGAACAACGATAACATTTGGATACGTAACCATTGCTGATGTAAAATGCTCTATTTGTGTACTGATTATTGGATTAATCAACACCCTAACATTTCCACCCAATACATCCATATCATATCTACAAATAGGATTTCCTTGGAACAATGTTGAATGTCCTGTAAATTTTACACCAGCCGTATTATTAGTGATAGATGCACTAAGAGTAATATCTTGCATATCATCACCGCCACCATTAGAACGAATTTGAAATTGTCCTTGAGTAAATCGTGCTACAGGTATCTCAAATATAACTTGATTTGTAGTTAATCCATTTGTATATGCCGTAGCAGTAACTGTTGTGGTAAGGAATAAATTACTAAAATTATTGTTAATCTTACCAAATGCTACACGTAGTGGATCGCCGTTACCGTCGTTAGGAGTCTCACCAATATTAATATATTCTTGATCGCCGAACGGTCCGTTAGTTAACTCAGCAGTTGTTGCAACAACCGGACTAAATTTACTATCAAATGTATTGGTAATTACTTTCCCAAAGTTTGGTAAATTGCGTGTATCAACTAATTTTTTAACCATGTTATATCCTACCTATATAGTATTTATCAAAAGCCGAACCAATTCTTCTTTGGTGGCTCAATAACTATAGGTGTTTTGCTACGTTGTATCTCTTGTAAAGCACGTATTGCTTCCATTTTAACTTGATTATCTGAACTTTTGGTCAAGTCAATCAATACCGAAATACGTGCGGCTTCGCTCATTGTAGCATCTCTGCTAATGGCTTTCTGTGCTTCTAGATATAACTCAAAATCATTGTTGGTGGCGCAACCAGCTAGTAATACACTGAATAATATAAAATACTTCATAATATGCTATTATTTTACACTATCAAATATCTTTTTCTGTTCGTTATACCAATCTTGCCATCCATCTACTTTAGTTGAACATTCGTAGTATAGCGAATAGTTCTGTACAATGACTTTCAACATGTCTGTAATTGCTACTTTATCGCCCTCAATCTTTTTAAGACTTTCACATTTCTTCATTAGTTCAGGGGTAGCATTAGGGAACTTTTGTTTAACTGGAACAGTAGTAGAACATCCGGCTAATAATAGAAGTATTAAAAGATATTTCATTTTGTAGCTGCCTTATTCAACTCAGTAGCTTGATTATGTAAATCTATGATTTCTTTGGGGACGGGGCAGTTCTCAATATACTTGATAACTTCCTCTTTTTTGACTACTTCTTTATCAATGTACTTAATAACATCACGACCTTTTTCACGGATGATCTTAGTCTTTTCTACAATCTTTTCCTGGATCTCAATGTTCTTATTAACTGATTGAGCTTCAGCTTGTGCCATTTTAGCTTCCATCTCTTTGACTTTAAGTTCCCATTCTTTATAGTCAGCTAAGCCTCCCTCAAGATAGACGCCAAATACAAGTACAACAATGCTACAAATTTGTATAGCAAATTGATATGTTTTGACAAAAGGAATAAATCCTAGGACGAATCCTGCGATAGTGCCCAAAATACCTAATCCAAAGATTATATGTATTGCGGCGTCGGGTAGTATTGATAGTATCCACATAGTACCCTTATTTATGCTTCAAAAGAATGATTTTACTTTATCCGCTATATATTCTACTTCTTGGTCGGTTAATTCTGGATATAAGGGAAGACTCAGTACTCCCCTAGATAACAACACACTATTACCTAATAGATCAGGTTTAGTTAAGTCTTTCCCAATTGGTAAATCACCCAACACATATTCATAATGTATTTTACTATCAATTCCAACAGTAATTAAGTGTGTATGTAAGCTATTGCGATCGGCTAAGTACATTACAAACTTTTGATGTGCGTGAGGATCCTTGGTATCTGACAAACAATTTATAGGTAAATCTTTAAATTTATCACACCAATATTTTGCTATGTTACTTCTACGCTTTTGCCATTCATCAATATATTTTGTCCTAACAAGAATTTGAGCACAATCTTGTTCACTCATCTTACTATTAGTTCCTACATCATAAAAATAAGGCTTGTTATTATCTCTATAACTTGAAGCATATAGATATAACTTCTCATCATTTGTTACGATAGCACCTCCATTGCCTGAACTAGGTAAATTCTTTGTAGGATCAAAACTGATTGACATTCCCTCACCTACATCACCATCAGCTACTAACCAATGTTGTGCTCCATCAACTATTACTCCATATGCATTTGAATAACTAGCATTAGGCCATGGCTTACGACCTGCAAATCCCATCAAGCAATCATATACGCCAGCACTGTTTCCCATATTAATGATACCATTCTTATCAGTATCAGTCAACTCAACATCCCAGCCAGCTGCCAAGAATGCATTCAGTGTTGCAGGATATGTTAAATTAGGAATATTAATCTTTGGATTTTCTACCCTAATTTCACTATGTTTAATCTTTTTCCAACGTGCAATAATTTCTAATGCTTGTGTACCACTATGTACAGTTATAGCATATTTTGTTTTAGTACGATGTTTAAGCCATTCTTCAAATGACCGTGTATAATGACCACCGACTAGTTTACCGTCTTTTAGGGCACGGTCTGTTGCATCCAATAACTCATCTCTTAGATTACTGTACTGTCTTACTAGACCAAAATGGGGAATTACTAAGCCACTCATAATATTTTTGAAATCCTTCTTCTACATCAGTTTTAGGATCATATCCAAAGTCTCTACGAGCGGCATCAATGTTTAGTGCCCCACGACTAGGGAAGTCTGCATCTTTATCTTTAACTACTAATGTGCCGCCACCTACTAACTTCAATGCTAGTTGTGCGGCTTCTAACAATGTGCGGCTATGACTCTTTGTAATGTTGTACGTTTTGTTTGATGTATTATCACTTAATGCGGCTGCAACAATACCATCTGCGGCATCCTCAACATATGTAAAATCAAGTGTTTCATTTGCACCATTGACGTTCAATGTGCCACCTCGCATAGCTGTAAGCATAAATTTTGCGATAACTCTATCTTCTACATCAAGCGGACCATATACTGCACTAGGGCGGATAATAGTGTAACTAAAACAATTACGACGGCTGTAGTCTTTGACAAGGTGCTCTCCTGCTAATTTCATAATTCCATATTGACCTTGAGGTTTACAGTCATAGTCCTCGGTCACATCATTGGTAAAATCTCCGTATACCATACTTGAACTAATGTAAATGAATTTCTTTATATTATGTTTTTTACTTGCTTCACATAAGTTCAATAACCCTTCCATCATCGTTTGTGCCCCTAGTCTAGGATTAGCATTAACAACTTTTTGTCTAGGAAAGCTTGCCATATGTATTACCATATCAAACTTGTATCTTTCAAACAACCAATCAATACTATCACTAACAATATCTATCGCATGTATTTGTCCTGGCTGAATCTTTTTTAGTCGTTCAGTCATTAGATAATCAATTTCATCTTGGGGAATGATACCATAGGTGGTGCGAGTATCTGTAATAACAACACGGTGCCCCATACGTTGTAATCTATCTACTACGTTATGTCCAATTAGTCCTAAACCGCCTGTAACTAGTATATTACTCATATTTTAATTTCCAAAATGTTAATTGTTTATGTGTTAGATATGCTCTAATCTGATAGATGTGACCATACGTAGTATAATCTACTTGACGATGCCAACTCGGTGTAGGGTTAGAGTTTTCCATTATCCATTTACCAGCTTCTGTTTGCTGCCATTCCCATATAGGTTGTGCCACAAACAAGTCAGGATCCTCAACATCACCCATGTTTATAGTATGAACTACGTGAGTAATAGATACTGATTCTTCACCGGTATCACAATATACTACTTGATACTTGGGTCTAGTAAATTCGTCTTTAGACTGCCATTGTTGCTTTGATAGGGCCATGACTTTGATAGTTCTCTAAATGTATATCTTGCATTGTCATTTCAAAGATGTTAGTCTTTG